GAGAGGAGAAGGAAGTATCGCATGGGCAGATGATGGGGAGTTATCTCTCTTTTCCCCTCCTTTGTCTTCACTCATATCTGGCAGCGCTTTGGGCGCTGCGCGGAGAAGAAGGCAATGTCCTTGTTAACGGTGATGATACAACTGTGTCATCTAACCGTTATCTCGAAGTTTCAGATTACCCTAGCGGGTACAAGTTGAATGATCTGAAGACTATTCGATCAGAAACGGTTGTAGAGATCAACTCGACCGCGTTTCTGAAAGGGAGAGGGGGTAAGTGGCGTGAGATACGTCACTTACGAAGAGGTGGTTTTCTTACTGATTACCCAGGGATGCTACACGCTGCAAAGGCGGTCGCCTGGTCACCTCAGTGGACTGATGCCTTCATCAGGTCCCGAATCGGTAAGAAATGGGGGTTTCTACCCTCCCAGCTTCGATTGAATCCGAAGTCCTACGCCTGCCACGAGCGGGCTAGGTCAATGTGGAACAGGAACTTTACCTGTCTACCGGAGCCTCCCAAAGAGGTTTCCACATTGCTTCTAGCTGTCCGTAGACGGTTAGATCCCGATGAGCAAGTAGCTCTGTTCCTGCACCAGTGGGCTACAGGTCGGGAGGGAGGGTCGAAGAGAGACGTATACAGACCGACGGTGGGCTGTGTACGTAGGACCTACCAGTACAAGGCTGTGAAGCCTTGGCGTTTTCTGTCTTACCTCGGACAGTTAAGGGCCTTAAAGGTGCCCGCTGGTAGGGGAGAAGAAGAACTACGTTATTTGCCTGCAAATTACGTCAGTATAAGAGAAGATGTCGTTCTTAGAGAACTTGCCGATTATGGTTCTCAAGTGTTTTCGAGCGACTAACTTGGGAAGTAGTCCCTTGGCCAGAAATGGTGTGCCTGCACACCGGTGGGGGTGATAATGAGAGTGAGGTGGGACCACGCCGAAGAACGTAGGCCTGTGCACCGATTGAAGACCAGAGCGGAAACTCTCTGGCTAGTAGGAGCACAGCATCCTCGTCCGTACTAACCTGTTCGTCATGACAATGGCGGCGCGCTCCTTGTGTTTCAGGAGGCAGTTTGGAATTGGATAGGCTTACGGTTTAGTAGGCCCCCCTCTCATTGTCACCAGGGTTTCTGGTTGGCGCAGTCTCGTAGTGGTTAGCGACCACTGGCT